TACGGCGCCGGTCAAGATCAGAATCCCAGCGATCTTTGGCGTATTTTTCAATCTCAATCTTGTCACCCAGGCCGCGTAAGTGACTGCGTAGCGCGTCACCGTGCATTCGGTTGGGGTCATCGCCTGAAACTGGTGGAGCTGGGTCACTAACTACAACCGCTTGAGCCAGTGCTGCACCATCACCGTTATCAACCACTAGAGCCGGCGCATCAACTTGCGAGGCACGAGCAGGCGGCTCTTCTGGAACATACGGCTGAGATTCAAAGCCGACCGGTGAACCTTCGAGATTACACTCGACCATATCGGAGCGTAGTGCCAGCATTTCAGTCCATGGGTAAACATACCCGTCCTTATTCTTTAAACAGCGCATTATTTACCCTCTAAAAATGAAAACGGGCCACCAAAAGGTAGCCCGTTTTTAGGTTGACCAGAGCTAGTTTCTAGCTGAGGTCGATACAGATAGCGACGATTCGCACCTTACCCGCGTCAGCGTTAGCCGATGGGATAACGTCGATGGTGTCAGCCGCCGTGTAAAGCCGTCCGCCCAAAGTTTGCTGGGCATAAGCACCCGCAGACTTGATCAGAGAGCCAGCAGCATTGGCATCAACCGCAGCGTGATAACCGTTGGGGTCATCGCCGTCACCAATATCCAGAGCCAGGGTGCCACCTTCGGCAGTCAGGACTTCATAAAAACAGTCCTGCACCAAGGTATCGGCAGGGATATTAAGCGACTGCAAAACATCAGCAGCGGTTTGGTTGGTTGTGGCAAAGTTCAGCGTTACTTCAATGACAAACTGTTTCTTGCCATCGTTTTCCGCAAAACCAGTGCCATTAGTCATATCGACTGTAGCCATAGTCTAAATCCTCAAGATTGAGCGGGGCTAAAATGCCCCGCTCTGGTTAAGCCGTTAAGCCGCGTAGGCGTAGAGGTGACCGATAGACTCGGGTTTAACCACCTTGTAACCAAACACCTGCAGACCCCGGTAAAAATCACCGAAGTAATCAGGGTGCCGCATTGGGCCCTCGTTCTCGATCAGCTGAGAAGCAAAGGTCAGGCCGGTCTTATGGCCAAACAGGCAGTTGAACACCGTGTTAGTGCCATCCGTTGTGGTGGCCAACAGATTCGAGGCGTAAATCATCAGGTTTGCAATCCGACCTACGCGGCCATTCCGGGCGATGGATTCACCATCACCAGAAAGAGAAGCGTCTTTAAGGTCAGACTTGATGATCAGATTACAGAACACCTCGGGCAGCACTACCCAGCGGTTTTCTTTTGGCACGTTCTGTTCAGACAGAACCGACGATAAATCAGCGATCTTGTCCACGATGTTGGTTTTATCCAAAGCCAAAGGAGTGCCAGTCGTACCCAGGTTAAAAGCAGAGGATTTAGCCCCGGCGGTTAACCCTTTATTGCTGGCATGGGCATCGGCATAAACATTCGCCAGAATGCCAGTGTCGATAGTAATGGCCATCTGCTCAGACGCATCCGCAGTCCAGTCAGATACATAGTTGTAATCTGCCTGAGCCTTGGTCACATCGTCGGAGATAAAGCTCCACGACTTACCTTTATCAATCAGCAAATCAACCACTTCAGGCTCGGGAGTCTGGTGGGTTAACTTCTGACCTTTTACATGGTCGCTAATAGCGATGGTGGGCGTGGTACGGATATGAACCGTATCACCCTGGGCCGAAATATCCGTTTCGTTTCAGCCTGTTAAGGCGTCGTCCTTGGCTCTTTATCCAAGGCCCCTTATAGTTTCCTACAAGACCAGACTATATCTTCACTTGAGTTTTTCTTGGCTTTTTATCAGGGCCTCGGCCCTTTTTGCCAAAATGGTGTTCTTTTGTGTGCGTAATTTCTCAAGCGTTGCGCGCTCGTGGGCATTTCTCCCGTCCTGGGTTACTTTGCCTAGTCGTTGAACCTTCCGCATATTCCTATGAGGCTTGGCTGCTGATTGCCCAATCCAGTGTATTTTCAAACATTCACGCTCACCGTCACCGGTCACGTTGTAGTTACACTGGCTCTAAGGGTATCCCAGCAATTCACGCAATTTAAAGAGAGCTAAAAATTAACCCTCATAATCCGTATTTGATATATCCGCAAATACGGTTGATTCGTAAAACTTAACTAATAGCTTTCCCGACCATACTTCTGGAATCATAATTCCAGCAGAACTTGGGGTGCCTACTGCAGTTGGAAAACTCATTGATACGCTCCATGGAGCGCGACAAGGGCTTAGTAAATACGGCCCTCACTCTGCGCTGCCGTGATGTCTCGATCAATGCGCTGATATTCTTCTTCCCTGCCACGATAACGACCGGCAGCTGCCGCAGAGTAAAACTCACTTACCTCCGCTTTTGAGTACCGCTTGCCATTACCTGCTGGTAAAGCATCACCACCACCTTCAGGCGGTGTTATTTGACTGCCAGGACCGAAGTTATCTTGCGCACTACGGTTAATGGCATCCCACTGTTTGAAAAAATAGAGCGTCCGATTCAGATCGTGCTTGGCATAAGCGTCTTGAAGTAACTGAAGTTTTGAAACCCCAGCGCCTTCATCGATTTCCTGAGTCCAGCTAACAAACTCTGGGTTATCGTTAATCTCACGCCAGTTCGATAGATTGGCAGTCATCGCTTCCTGGAACTGAGCGTCAGCATTCGCAGCTGATCTCTGGCCCTGTTCAGCGCTTTCCCGCTGTACCGATTCAAGATTTCCAGACATATCGCTCACTTTCTTATTGAGCGATCCAATTTCTGCGCTCTGAGCGGCTTGCGCCATCCCAATAAACGTAGAGATCATTTCATCCGGGTAACCTTGATTGCGAAGCGCTTCTGCATGCTGTTCCATGCCTGCTGTTTGAGCCGCTACGGATTCATCAGCTTGGGTCTTCTGCTGCCGCAGAGCCTCCAGATCTGATTGAGCCGTGGTGTTCTGTCGCGTCAGCTCGTCGTTTAGCTGTCGCAGCTCTTGAACCTGTCGGTTCAGGCCAGGGACTTCGTTGTCATACTTGCCCTTCAGAACTTTAAAGCGTTGCTGCCAATCTTCTGGCTGCTGCTCGACCGGAGGTTGGTCCGGCACCAGCGTTGGTGATTGTTCACCACCGGCCTGGTTCAATTGCTTAATAAGCGCATCTGATCGTTCGCCTTGTTCTAAAACTTTTGATGGGATAGCCATGTAATCTCCTACGAGCCGAGCTATGGTCTTCCGTGGTGAGCCATGAATTCAGGCACGACAACGCCTGAGCTCAAGGTGTTCACCTGTGAGCCAACTTACGGTCTTCGATGGTTGTAAAAAGAACCTGCAGCCGAGAATTCGGTATTGCAGGGTTATCGGTGTTGCGGTGCTTCTATAACGTTTTGCTTTAAATCTTTTAGCGCCTGAGCGGCGCCCTGTTGCTGCCGTAAAAGCCGGTCTTCCTCGCTCGTGATGAGCTTGGAGCCGATCGCTTCCTGGCATTCAGTGAGGTATCTCATAAACACCTCAAAATCTTCATCAGCAAGCAGCCGCGTAATTGCCCGCGACTGCTCCTTATCAGGTTTGTTTAACAATTAAACAGCAGCGCTAAAAGGAGTTACCTCAGTGCCGGTTTGCTTCATTATTCCGTTGACTTGCCACTGGTTGAGACCGACATCTATTAGCTCGATCTGATCCCCCACGTAGCCGCCCTTAGTTGTGCCGTTCATCGTAATGGTGTCAGAAGTAGACGCCGTTAACCAAAAGCTGTTGGTCACCCCGCCATCAATCGCACCGGTAATCGCGCCATACATAACGTCAGTCGCATCGGCTACCTGTATTACCAGCGCATTGCTGGTAATGGTCGTGCCGACAAAAACTCGGAAGCGCGCTCCCGAGCCGGTCGCCGCCGGCAGTGTCAGGGTAGAGCCAGTGGCAAGGTTGACGGTAATCACCATGCCATCGTGAAGTTCACGGGTCAGGGTCAGGGTTGCAGCGGTCAGGTTAACGATGCAGTTGTGAATTATTGCCCCCAGCGCACGAATTTTCGTTACAACAAGATCTTCTATTCTTGACATGATAATTTCCTCTTAAAAGGGGCTACGCCCTGTTATCCCTGTTGAAACAGGGCGCTATCACCACCGCCGGCAGGATCGCCGCCTGGTAGCATTTCAGTTGGGGCGCCAGGTTGCCCCGGCTGTTCCTGTCCAGGTTGTCCCTGGCCTGGCTGGCCTAACTGTTCTTTTGGTGGAACAATCTTGTCCACATCCATGTCCAGTGACCGTGCTGTCTCACGCAGCACTTCGGCGCGTCCCGAAATCCCCATAATCTGCATATCAGTTGGGTTATTGGTCGAATCCAGAAACTCTTTGCGGCGCATCTGCATCTGCTCTTTCACCAGCAGGGTCGATGAGCCTTTAGCCACGACCTTCAAATCACCTTTAATAGATGGGTCTGGGTCCCACTGCATCAACGATATATAGGTGTCGGTGACCAGGGTTTTAACCACGTTTTCATCAATATTAGAAACCACCGCCTTAAAGGCTTTGGTCGCCTGGCCGATCAGCATGGATAGGCCAGAAGCCGTGTTACCGGCACCGCCTATACTGGTGCTGCCGTGGGAATAAGCCGGAATATTGGTGTGCTCATCGGCCAGCGCCATGAACTTTTCATAAACCGCCATGAGCTCGCCAACGTGAGAGTCTGGCTGGAAGAATCCAATTGGTGGCCGGTAACTCGACGATCCAGACTGGTCCGGGCCGAACTGCCACATTTTCCACGGGTACATTGAGGTTACATCCGTGTTTGGAGGTAACCGGTCCGTATCAGTCAGATAAACCTGCGGGCCACTGGCAATGCCCATGTTATTGGCCAGTGACCGGGCAGATGCGTTACACATTTGCTGGTCATCTGTCATCAGCTCAGGAACGCCCTTGCCCCAAAATGCTCCGGGCACCGACTCATAACTGGCTTTGTAATAACCGCGACTGTTTAACGGGTGCTGGTTGATAGCGGCTTTAATTACCCATCGGCCGACTTTCCAGGCATTAACCTCATACGATATTGTTGGGTCTGGGATCTGGGTTTCATCTAGCCCCCACTCTCGAAGCAGATAACCCGGCACCTCGCCGTAAAACTCCAGCGCATCAATCTGGCCTGCGCTATTGCTATGCGATGTTTGCCGGTATTCAAGCACCGATTTTTCATAATCGTGGCTCATCCATTCACGCAGACCACCACGGCCATACTCGTCAATGACTGCCTTAATAGCCTGCTCGTCGTAACCCGGAGCGCCTATTAGCGCGTTTAATCCCTTAACGCTCAGCCGATGCCGGTCAAAGAAGTAACCATCATCCAGCGACGTTGATCCTGGGCTTGGGAAAATGTCAAAAGGGCTGCGCCGCTCGTAACAGCGCTGCAGCTCCTCTTTCATCACCGGCTGGTAACCCTTCTGGGTGCGCTCGTAGGTCAGTTTTGGAACCTTGCGAATCACGTTGCCCTTGATAAATCCGGCTTTGAACGTCACCAGGTCATCAAGAAACTCGACCATCGCAGTACTAAACCCGCCATCAGAGAACACATCCTCGATCTTGCGCTCCATGCGCACCGCTGCATCATTGCTTTCTTCTTGGATGCGCTGCTTCAGCTTGTCCTGATAATGGTCCATCAGGCCACCAATATCACTTTCCTGCATTGGCTGGCCGGTTTGTGCGGCATAGGTCATCGCGTCATTGGCGACTTCCTGCTTTAGCACCTGGACAAGCTCAGGGCTGAGGTCTGAAATTGGCGACGGATCTATCGACCAGGCTTTATCGCTGGCTGGAAGTAGAATATCCATCAGCCAGGCTTTAGCAGACCGCACCTTAGTAGCGGTCAGCATCATGTAGATTTCACTGCCGCCCTGGCCGCGAATGTCCTGCAGTACATCAGGCTCGTACTCGCCTTTGCGCTGACGCATTGCAGTCAGGTTCATTCGATCGATCGGCTCTTTAGCCTGCTTGGCTTCTTGCCAGCATTTATCCAGATGACTTGCTAACCCGATCAGAGGTTCAACATATTGCTTATTTTTAGCGGCCTCTTTCTCGTTTATTTCCTTGTTAGGCACCAGTCGCAGCGCTGGATGTGCTGCTGAGCCGACCGCAAGAGCTCCCATCAGTGAGTGGCCCCGGGCGATAACAATTCAATCGGGCGATGCTCAGGCAAAACAATCAATGGCCCGGTGGCTTTGCGTTTTTTAAGGTACTGTTTGATGCCGGCAAGCATGCCTTTAATCGCTTTGTTGTAATAGGTTTCGGCGTCTCTTTCCAGTAGATCAATATCAAGCGGCATTTCGACAAGAAGACCATCCTTCGTGACAAAAATAAACATCAGTGTGTTTTCGTTTTTGCCATTTATCGGATAGAGGGCTAGCACCCCATTCTTGTCCGCTCTAGGGTCTTGTGGCTGTGGCACGGCCCATTCAGCCAGGACAGCTCTCATGCTATCGACAACCCCATCAAGCTGACCGTTGGAATCTTTCATAGATACCTACCCTGGAATCGTGTTGTTTAGGTCCAGCCCCGTGCGGGTGCTGTTTGTACCGGTCTGGCTGTTGCTATCCGCCGTTGCAGTACATCGTGTGAAATTGCTAGCGTTTGGAACGCCTTGGCGCCGTGACTGGCCCAGTTGTGCAGAGGGTGGTCTTTCCAAACCCCTAAATTGCCGTCCCACTCCTTGCGGAATGAATCCAGGCAATCAATCCCCCGGTCGCAGTTTTCTTGATCTATAACCAGTGAGGGCAGCACCTTGCGCATTGCTTCAATGCCGTCTGCCTCGCTGTTAATGCGCTTGGCGACTTCAAACTTGATGCCTTTTTCTAAAGCCGATGCCACTCGAGTCTTGGCGTCGTTACCAATTTCTCGAACCGCTAGATCGTGCGGCCCAACATGCCGGCCATAAATCCAACCGAAATCAGTTCTTTTCT